CAGGGAATCAGATCGAGAGCTATCCCCCGGCCCGCTCCCTGTGCCGATTTCATCAGGATATCAAGTTGGTCGTTGAAGTAGGCGGCTTCGAGGGCGGTCTTGGTGGAGATAACCAGCCCCATCTCTTCGGCCTTTTTCTGCAACTGTTCGATCCCGTCCCGGCCACCGTTCAGCATGGGAATTAGTTCTGCCCCGGCCCGTCCGAAGATGTCCATTGCATAGGCGGTCTTCGCTGCGCCGTCCTCCATCTTGGAGAATCGGGTTGCAATGTCTTTCATAACCTCTTCAGAGCTTCGGAGAGTTCCATCAGAGTTCGCAACCTTGATGTTCAGATCCTCAAAGGCATCCTTGGCTTCTCCAATGCCCTTGCTCACGTCATACATATTTTGAGAGAGCTTCTTGGTGCCCTTCGCTACAGTTTCAAGGGTTGTGCCGCCCTGGGAGGCTACAAGGGCCATAGAGGATAGATACTCGGAGGTGGTGCCGGTAGCCTGTGCGAGTTTCCCCATTTCATCGGCAACGGTGATCTGCTTCTTTATGAACGCAACAGAGGCTGCGATTGCAGCGGCAACGGCATAGCCAGCGTATTTATTCAGGGCGGTTGCAGCTTCGGTAAACTTTTTACCCACCTTCCCCATTGCAGCGGACATACCGGAGGCGTTTTTCTGGACGGCGTCCTTTGCCTTCTTCATATCGGACGAAAACTGCGCGTGACCGGCTGAAAGTTCTGCTCTTAGTGATCCAATAGGCTGTGATGCCATTATCTCTTTTCCTTTGCCGCAGTTGCTTGCATGGCTCGTTTCAAATCCAGACTGCTCCTGACTGGTTTTTTACCCCGGCTTAATTTCTCGTACTTCGGTAACTTCTTCGTCCGGGTGAACGCCGCTATCATCCATGCCTGTTTGTCAGATCGTTCCAGCGTTGCTTCCATCGCCAGCCGGGTTTGATACGGCGTCAGCTCCCAAAATTCAACCGGGCTTAATCCTGCAACCACCGCCGAGCGATACGCCTGATCCAACCAGTCAGGGTCCGCTTTTTTTTTACGTCCCCGTCAGGGACAGGAGCATCGCCGAAGTACGCCAACTTCAAAGCCTCTTGGACATCGTTTGCAAAGGGGATCAGCGGTGGCGATAGTTCCATGATCTTCTCGGGGGTCATCTCGGGATGTTTCTCCCGCATGCCAGCCGACCCGACAAAGGCCACCGTTTCCGGCTCAAAAAGATTCGGATTGTCGCCGTACTTCTCCGCAACCTCGGCAAGAGCCGCCCAGGTGTAGCGGAGATAATAAGGCTTACCTTCGATTGTTGTGATCTTTAGTCCAGTGATCATGAGAGTGTCAACGCTCCTACTCTGTGTATTGTGATTGATCCGTTCACCTTGTCGTCGCCGCCGCCCGAATCATTAATCCCGATTACGTAGCCGGTGAAGGTGTGAACCGAATCATCGGAATAGGTGAGCTTGAAGGTCTTGAGAGTCTTTGCCGCCCTAGCCGTTTCCGCCGCCAGCAATCCGGTATCATCGGAAGTCCAGTTGACTGAGAAAGTCACCGCACCGCCACGGGGAATACCCGGCTTCTCTTCAGCACGTGTCGATCCAAGGGCGGTGTAATCAATCATGTTGTGGGTATCGCCGGGCAAATCCCAATCAGTGATTGAGCAGATCTCCGTGTACGTCTGCGGGGTCATTGTGGCGGTATCGGTGTTGTCGGTGATCGTCAGGGCTGTTGAATCAAGATCAATCGCAAACGTATTCGTTGTTACATGCGAGACCACATAGGTATTCCCGTTGATGTCCGCCGCATCATCCCCGGCGAAGCTTGCAGCCGCGACAACATCACCGTTTGACAAACCGTGCGCGGCGGCGGTTAATATCATAGGATTGGTGAGGCTGATTTCCGTTATGGTTATAGCCCCACCCGTCCCGGTGTTCATCTCTAATTTGGTTCCCTGTGATTCCAGCATATCTACTGCCATGGCTTAATTCCTCCTTGTTTTATATTGTATACCAAACACTGTAATCAGCTATTATCCTTAAGGCATCAACTTCTGGTTCTTTTTGCTCAAAATCTGAAATAAATAATATGGATTTGACGGTTATTCCCTCTACCGTTCCACTGTACCCCCCTAAAGCTGACTTCACAGCCTTAGACAACACCCTGAGATTTGAATAGCCAGCTTCACCGTCTGTAGTCTCTTGAACCCATAAATCAATTTGAACGCGAGGGTTTTCTTTCCCACTCGGCCCCCGAAGCGCATTTTCTCCCCGCCCAAATACAGAGTAAGCGATAAAGGGATACGTGGGATTTTGTGGAATCTTGACAAAAGGATAGCATCTCGTAGTGATAGCTTTTACCGTTGCATCGTTTGTTAAAATGCTGTTGATTGCTTTCCCGATCATCTTCTTTCCCTGTGCTCCTCAATATAAGTTGCCATGCTTTCCAAGTCTTTCATGTCCAGCTTACCGGCCCCGATATCATCCCGAATCTGATTGATAGACTTCCCGGTCCTCTGTGCGATATCCCAAGCCGTGTAGTTGTATCGGGTAACCTTTCTCATTTGCTCAACCCGGCGATTTGCTTTTTAGTTAGAGTGCCGCGAGCTGCTTTCTTGGCTAGCAACTTCGCCGCCTTCTCAAGAGCCTTCCACAACTCCTCTTTCAGGATGTCAAGGGATACCTTCTTTTTGCTATCCCACGCTTCCCGCATAAACGGCATCGGGGGAATATACCCAGTATAGGCCCCGCTTTTCTTGTATCGTTCGGCGGTCCCGAACTCGAAAAGGTGGCTATTAGAGACAAGAAGCCCGTTCGCAAAGAAAGAATGCACTCCTTCTACCGATATATCGTACAGTTTTGAAGCAGGCCCCTTTCTTGATTGGCTGTATTCCCATTTTTTTATTGACACAATTCCCTGTGTTTCAATCATTTCTGGGTTTGTATATGAATTAGGGCCTGGGTTGCATGCGACATAGTGAACGTCAGGTAACGGCGTCCTATCCATGTTTTCAGGACTATGCCTTTCATCGTAGAAATGAATATGAATGATTTTCGCATCGGGCATAACTTTTTTTATACCAGCATCTCTTTTTATGTCATTCATCTGATTCTTATGCCAATATGCGCCATCTGCCTCGTATATCGTTTGAATTTCTGGGACATAAAAATCCACAAAATAACGGCCTATCTGCTTTTGTTTTTCATATTTAACTCCCCTTTCTTTTAACCATGCTTCTACCTTCGCCTCATATTCTGTTTGATGCCCCTTTTTGCACATAATTTTATTCGGATGAGATTCGGGGTCTCGTAATAATCTTGCCTTTATTTTTTCACTCATCTTTTTCCTTGATTCAATTGAGAATGTATGGCTAAAAAGATTTTTCCTTGTGGCATCTTTTATATAACATTCTCGGCTACAATAAATTCGCTGTCTTCCTATCTTTCCGTTTGAACGAAATTGCTTTCTACAATATCTACAAGTAATTAACTTCCCCTTAAAGGCATCTCTGACGCATTCCATAGAGCAGTATTTAGTTTGTGGATCGTGATCCACCCCAGACCGAAACTCTTTCCCGCAGTTTTGGCAAATTAAAGCCTTGCCAGTACCTTTGTTCGCTCCAAGTTTTTTCCTGACATACATTTTGTCTGTTTCCAAAAGTTCGCCAGCCAGAACCCATTTATTCCGTCCATCCCTATGAATTAAAATTTTATGATCTTCCGTAACATTAAGCGTATGTTTCTCTGTTGTAATCTCTACAATATTAGGTTTAAGCGTTGCCGGAAATGACTGCACTGCAACCACTTTTTTATATTCTCCAGTCTGCGTCATTACTTCATCTCCCACCCTGACACATCCAACCTTTTTGGATTTTCCTTTTGTCGCAATCACTGTCCCCGATCCATATATACAGAGTGGATGAGAAGATCCCACGTACACCGTAACCCTGTCCCGCTCCGTTCTTCCCCGCTGTGACTTTTTCAAGCTCGTTCCAATCTTCACCGATTCAGCTATTACGCCGGGATTATCAATTTTGATGCCCTGCGCGTTCTCTTTGGCACGGTCTTTGATGGGGATAGCCGCTTTCTTCAGGGCATTGCGCACAACTCCGCGCTTCATAGAAAGAGTCGGAAGCTGGTCAAGCGCGTCCATACACTCTTTCAGGCCGTGAAGCTCAAATTTAAAAGCGGGTTGCGGCATTATTCACCCCTCCACATAACAATATCTATTGGATTCTCCGTTTTGTGGCTTGCTGATATTATTAAGCCAATTATGCAATGTCGTTCTTTTAATTCCGCGAGTTTTAGCAACCAATGCCGCACAAACAAAAACCTCTCCTGTTGTTGTGTCTAAAACTGGCCTTGAATTACAATTCCCAGTTCCATTCTTATTCCCCAGAGCCGAGAGGCTTAAGCTTGCCCTATGTCCATCAGAGAATTTATATGCTTTCATTTTCGCTATGGATTCTGGACTGTGCTTTCTCCCAATACCGGACAATCCAATCTTTTTTTTATGTTCTTCAGATAGATGCCTTCCGGTTATTGCCTTCCTCATATTTTCAATCGCTTCAGGTGATTTCCTTCTCCCTGTTAATTTCTCGCTTATTTTTTTGCATGTCTCGGCAGTATGTTTCCACCCCCGCAGATGTGGTTTCCCTCTGTTTGACTTGGCTAATTTTGCCTTGTGTTCTTCGGACAAATGACTGCCTAAATGTCTTTTACTTATTGCAGCCTTATGCCCATCAGAAAGTGTTTTACCTCTATGAATAGCACCTATCTTGTCTTTCGTTTTTTGAGACAACTTTTTGCCAGTAAGTGATGTTGATATTTTCTTGGCTATAAGAGGGTTTTTGCCGGGAGCTAATTCTCCACCCAAAGAGAGATTATACCCATTAGGCGCAAGAGTGTTTAGAGCTCTTATGGCTCTAATTTCGTTGCCAGCCAGCTCCTCATCTTCAAGAACTGCCAAAACCTTAAGATCTGGCGCTCCATATTTTCGCCATGCATTATAAAGAGGGTAGTTTCTACCGTTAACCATCTTCTCGTGAATTTTATATCTCCATAAAGATGTTTTAGTTGTAATCCCTATATATGACTTTCCACTTTGCGGAAAAGATAGTTGGTAAAGTTCGCCCATAGTTCCTACTCGCTCCTGGTGCTTGCCGTTATTTCCAAACCTTTCCTACGCCCTAATTGCTTAATATAACTAATATTATACTCTTTTTCGTCTTCATTATCAACGAATATATTGAGGGTAGAGACATCATCTCTATACCGGATTCTATATATGCATTGGATTTCTCCCACGACCTGCATAGATTGATATTTTTCATCACCCCTCAGTTCCAGCCGCTCCGCCCATACAGTAGCGGGGAGTGTCACGGGTTTGACCTTGTTTGCGGCGTTGCATGTCTCGGTTCCCGCCGCGATAAAGGTGTCGTATGCTACAACCCCCGATCCGAAGTGATCTTCCTCTGTCGCTGTGATCTGGTAAAGCGTCCCCGCTGTCAGGGTTCCCGTGGCAATCTCCGTTCCGGTCTGGACAAGATCAATCCACGTCTCGATCTGCTCCCCGAATGCGTTTTCGGAGGTGACCTTTTCACGGAGGGTCACGATTCTGTCCATTCGCCCGGCTCGCATCAGTCAAACTCCCAATGTATACGATACTGTCTCAGCAATGAGTCAACGGCATCCGTGATCCTGCCCACCGACACCCCCATGACCACTTCACCCCGGTTCTCGTAGAGGTCAGAGATTTTCAGGAGCATTGCAGACTTGATATTCTCCGGCACATCATCGGCATCATCCCCGTACCCGCACACAAAGACTATCTTGATCGGTCTGTCAGTGTAGAGGGTGCCAGAGGGCCATGATTCGTTTGGTTGCAAGACCACCCGCCCCGGCTCGCTTACGATGTCTGTGTCCACCGTGGAAAGGGTCTCGTCATAGTCGTCATCATCTTCCAGCCGATATGTTACGGTTGCCGATTGCAAAGCGGGATAAGGCAGCCTGATAAAGGTTCCATCCGGCCACGCATCCAGATACATTGTTTTTGTCTGCGTGATAAATGCCCGGCCTGTTTCCTGCTCAGCCTGTGTCCGTGCAGTCGTTATGAGCCGGTTGAGTAGCGCATCTTGATTCGTATAGGCCGCCGCCCCTGCTTCCGTTGTGGCAAGGCCGAGATGGATTTTGACCTCCGTGAGCGTTACGGGCTCGACTGCCGGGGCTATTGTGGTTGTGATTCTCATCGTTATTCCTTTTTTATATACTGCCCGACCGCGTAAGAGCCAAAATAGAAGAACCCCACAATCAAGGCAAGGTAGCTCAAGTTCGTCTCTGTCAGTATCCCCTTAATGTATCCCGCCCACGCCGCATCGAACTTCCAGACCACACAGGCAAAAAGGACGATCACGACGTACACTCCCATGATTACCCATGCCAACACCCGGCGCGTAATTGACCGGATGGAGTTCTCACCTGCCGTGGTCTGCTGAATTTTTAGCCATGTATCCATCATTTTCCCGGCATCGGCAGCTTTCTCTTGATCAGTGTAGAATGCGTTGTCAAGCATCCCGACACCACTCTTTACGGTATCAGCTACGGTATCGACTACCTTTGCGTTTCCAAAAAGACTCCCTAAAACGCCCATTACAATTCACCTCTAAAATACGCTTGCCCTAATATCCAAACTATCACCCCAACAGCTACACCAGCCATAGCCCATATCCACCAAGTCATTAAACATCCCTCCATTGCACATGGGGATAGTCAGGCGATCTCCACCGACCGCCCCAGGTCAAACCGCATTCCTCGGCAATTTTCCCGAACTCCTGCCAGTCGGGGATCGAATCCTTGTCAACATCCACTTTCAGATCGTTGCAATACTTCCCATCCACAAGGGCGAAGTAGTCCACGGCTTCCCGGCTGGTATGGACAGATACCTTGACCCAAGTGACCTTGCGCTTATTGGTTGACTCGTCAATCTCCCACAGGCCAACCGCCCTTCGTGCCGCGTTGACCTCCTCAAGAGGCTTCCGGCCCTGCATATAGAGTGCGTCCTGCTCAAGTTGAGACCGAAAAGTAGAACACTTCTTAAAATGTCCTAAGCCAGCTTCATTTAGGCAACGCTCAAAAAAGAGTATTTTTTCTTGCATCCTTGGCGTTAAATCCTTTATCTTTCTACTTGACATAACATCTCCCTGCATATATAGTTTACCTGCATACGAAGTGAGAACAATAAACACAGGAGGAAACCATGGATCACAGCGACGAATTCAAGAAAGGATGGCTTCGAGGTATTTTCGATGGCGAAGGAACAATTTTCTTTAGGGGAAGCGGCACCAGAAAACGCCATGCTATGCACCATATTTCCATGGCAAATACTGACATGGTAATTATAAACACATGCCTTGAATATCTTAAACACTTTGGAATACATTGTGTTCTTAGCTCTCGAAAGAAAATGTCCAAACCACACTGGAAACAGGTTCACAATGTTATGATTTACAGACAAAAAGATATTCTTAAGTTTGCCGACCTCATCGGCTTTTTCTGCCCTCTCAAAGTAGAGAAACTTTCCAATGCTGTAGAATGGATAAACAGAAGTCGAACCAAATATGACCTTGATGAACTTAAAAGAATGTATTGGGATGAAGGTTTGAGCTTCAGCCAGATTGCGACTCGTCTTGGGCTTAAAGCACGCGGAGGCGTGAAGGCTCTGTTTGATAGATGGGAGATTCCACGCAGGGACCGAGTTTCCGCTATTATTCAATTCAACAAATCCCGTAGCAATAAATAGCAAGTGCAAGATTTTCTCCTGCATCCTGGGTGTTAGGTCTTTTATTTTTCTGCTACTCATGATTTCCCTCACATACAAAATTTAGTTACGATTACCGCCGCAATGCCGCCGGTAATACCGCCCGCGAACGACATGGCCTTGTTCCAGCGTTCAAGTACCTTCAGGCGGTCATTCATGCTCTGGACAGTCTCAAACATGATCCAGTCACGTTGTTCCTGGGGAGTGCGCTCCCATGTGTCCTTTGTAATTATGAATCCATTTCCGCTTGGCATTGCGCTACTCCCTTTTCAGATTCAAATTTTATGCCGCCGCCAGATAACCACCATCGACAACCGGCCTGTATGAAACATACACAAGGCAATTACAATCTGCCGCCGTTGCTCCGCCCGCAATGGTGAGCTGGATTTTCTTCCCTCCGGCTACTGTTTCCCCGGCATTATATTGGAGATATTTGTTCGCGGTCAGGTTCGCCACCGCCCCCGCCGTTGCGCTGATAAATTCCACAGGCGATACATCCGTCGATTGGATAGATATTGCCGTTAGGTTTTCTTCTTCGGTCAAATCCTCCGGAATTACTATGGTCAAGAAATCAATGAAAATATTCTGCGTTGTCGCCGTAAACAGATCGTAGTCACCGGCGGCCTGTTTAAGATTAATGAGCTTCTTCACCGTCAATTGAGATGCGGGATTTTTCAACGTCCAGAATGATACCAATGCGAGCCCTATGTGTAAGTATCTCTTCATTTTATCACCTAAGTTTTTTAACAATTACGGTGTAACTCGCCGCGTTGTAAGTAAATCCAGCGTCAACACTTGTGAAATTCTCGGTGCTTCCGCCTTTAGCGTTGACTATTATGATTCCATCGGTAGAGGGGGCTGTTACCTTCTGTGCACAATTGCCTCCTGTAATTTCCGCAGTATATGAGGAGGTGTCTTTAATTTCGTACCAGCCGTTCCACTCGAATAATCTACCGCCAGGAGAAGTTCCTCCGTAGAGCTTCCCGTTGAATACTGCAAGAGAGAGGATGTAGGTCTGTGATTCTAATGTAGGTGCTACTTGTACCCAGGCATCCGTGCCGTTCCACTCGAATAATCTACCGCCAGAATAAGTTCCTCCGTAGAGCTTCCCGTTGAATACTGCAAGAGAGCGGATGTAGGTCTGTGATTCTAATGTAGGTGCTACTTGTACCCAGGCATCCGTGCCGTTCCACTCGAATAATCTACCGCCAGGA